ATATTTTCATGTAGACTCATATTCGATCTTCAACCCCATTTTAGCGGCGAGATGGTATTCAATGCGCGCGCCTTCCGATTCCTCCCAACCGTTCAGCATATGAACCACATCGGCGCACCGAACCATCGCCAGTGAAATATCCATGTACTGCGCTTGCGTAAGCCCTAGCGGCAACGTGCCGGGATTGATAACTGACTTGTACCCTTTGTCACCAAGGCTCTGTGCGGCTGCGTTGAACCCCTCACGATTGAAATCAGGCAGACCCGTCATTGGCCCGGCGATGTAAACCACCTGATCGACCCGGCGCGCAAATTCCCAGTCGGCGCGATAGATGAACACGCGGGTAGTTATTTCAGTCACGTCATGAGCGAGGGCAATGACTGGTTTATTAAAATCAATCATTGCGTTGGTGCGATACCAAAACCAATCGTTAGGTATACCGATGCTTGATGCTGTTTGTTCGGTGGGCCATTCCTTGAGGTTATCCACCAGCCATAGGATCGCGTCTGCTTTATTCATTTGCTCGGTTCCTTAACGATATTGAATTTGATAGATGGAGCCCATCACTGTTTTGATCATATGGTGAGGCACGTTGATACATAGTGTTTCATCAAACCCCAATACTCGAACGCCTTGTCTTGATTTTTCGATCAGGGACAAACCTTTACTTTTTTTAAAATAACGGTGCATTTCAGTTATCCAATCTTGAGCTTTACCGCTCGTGCATAATTCGTTACCGAATATGACTCTTGCCAAACCTAGAACTGATACCCGATACATCATAATCTTCAATCCTTTTGTGCCGCTGTTTCTGTGACCACCCTAAAACCTATTGACGAAACCGTCAACAATTATATTTAGTTGACAACGCCGTCATTACGTGGTAGTTGCGCGAGGGGTGGAAATCGGTTAGTTTTCGGTCATGTTTAATGCAACCGTATATGACCGCATCAGTGCAAGCGTCGGCTCTCGCCGCGAATATACCGATGAGGGTTTCTTGAAAGTTCCCGGTCGCGCCGCGCGCACGGGGATTCAGGAATATCTAGCCCATCAACTTAATCTCACTGACCGCGCGCCGGATGACATCATTCGTGTGATGCGCCCCGCCGACGAAGTTTTTGCCGCCGATTCTCTGGCATCGTTTAGCGGTGCAGACGTGACGGTTGAACACCCTTCAAAAATGGTGGACACACAGACTTATAAAATGGTCAGCGTCGGCACCGTGCGCGGTGTTGCTTCGCGCGATGGTGATTTTGTTAAAGTTGATCTGATCGTTAAAGACGCTCAAGGCATTAAGATTGTTGAAGCCGGTAAAGAACAACTATCGGTCGGATATACAGCCAATTATGATTCCGATGTGCCGGAAGGTGCGGACTATGAATTCATCCAACGCAATATTCGAGTTAATCATATTGCTTTGGTTGATAACGCGCGGGCGGGACCGCTGGCGCGATTGTTTGACTCTCATGGAAAAAAGGACGCCCCACAAATGGCGACGATCACCCTTGACTCAGGGCGGCAGGTTGATGTCGAAGATGTTTCGACTGCCGCTCTGATCGAAGACAGCATGAAAGCCTTGCGCACGCAGGTTAGTGATGCTGAAGAAGAAACACAGAAGGCCAAAGACGAGGCTGAAAAAGCCAAGGCCGAACGTGACGCCAAGGACGAAGAACTTGAGGAAGCGAAAAAGAAGTCGGATGATTCCGC